GCAAGGTTTCAACAGTTATTCCCCATGGACATCGCATCACAGACCATGACGCAAACAGCTCCGCCTATGAAATCAGGAATCGGCTCTTTAGTATGATTGAATTTATTTTAGATACTATCTACGTTATTATGGTAGCGGTAGTTATTGGAATAGGTATTTATTTCTTAGCTACACTAGATTAACCACTGCCTTGCATCTTCGCCTAAGACCTTTTCAGCAATATTAATTTTATCTTTCAAAGCTTTTAGTATCTTCTCATCAATTGTTTTTGGTGCAACAATATCAATGTAAGTTACTTTATTTCGCTGTCCGATACGATGAGCTCTATCTTCTGATTGTAGTCGTATCTCTAAGTCGTAGCTGTTTGAATAATAGACCACGGTACTTGCTTCAGTCAAGGTAATACCAAACCCACCCGTTTTTGGCTGACCAACAAAGAAACGTAATTTGTCGTTTTTATCTTGAAACTTTTGTACAATTTCCTGTCGTCTATCTTGTGGTGTTTCACCATAATATGTTGCAACAGAGTCTTCGCCAAAGTTTTTTATCAAAAGCTTTTCTATTGCTTGGATGTCATGTGTCCATGTTGCCCAAATAATAACCTTACCCGTTGTTTCTTCAATCACGGACAACAGCTCATTTAATCTATTATTGGGTAAATCTTTTATTTCACCGTCATCTAGTTTTAAAAACCCACAGCATATTTGTTGCAGTCGCATGATTTGCGTTAATACTGATTGGGTAGATGAAAGTCTGCCTTGATCTAATTCTGTCAAAGCAAGTCGTTTCATTTGTTGATAGGCAGAGGTTTGTTCTGTAGTTAATTCAATATCTCTTCTCACATACACCTTTTCAGGTAAGTCCAAACATTCATTCTTTAATACACGAGAGCTAAATTTATCTAACTTTCCGTTTAATTCATCTAATCTTTGATACCCAACAATATCTCTAAAAGATCGATGACCCATAGTTTTATTGATAACTACAGCATATCTGCCTTGAAAAGCATAATAACTTTTAAAACCCAAAGCATTAGGACTAAGAAACATACATTGACTAAATAAATCCATAGGTGATTTAGTAATAGGAGAGCCTGTAAGTATTCTTCTAAATAAAGCCAATCTACCCAATTCAACCACATTCTTTGTTCTTTTTGCTGACCGATTCTTTATTGTAGTGCTTTCATCAACAATCATCATTGAATCTGGATTTTTATTCAAAAATAGTTTTGCAAAACTAAAAGCTTTTGTCGTGCTTAGTCCTTCAACATTCATAACAAATACTTGTAAAGTATTGTTTTCTTGCATGTCTGGTAATATTAATTTTTCCAAATCAGACATAAAAGCTTTAGTATGATTGGTCTGCCAACGCACTACCTTGACATTGATATCTGACGGTAGATGTCTTGGTATTTCATTCATAACCCAATTATCAAACACCCCTTTTGGTGCTAAAATTAAACAAGCTTTTATTTTATCTTCTAAAAAAAGCCTACCCATAGTGTCGATTGCTACCTTGGATTTTCCTGTACCCATCTCCATGAAAAGCCCAAAATACTTACGACACCATGAGTCTGCAAAAATCTTCTCTTGATGCTCATACGGTTTGGTTTTATATTTATACATTTTTCTCCAAAAAACTATTTGACAACTCTCATTTATTCGCATATGATAGCACTAAGTTGACGAGAAATCAACTTTAATCACGAACCACGAAGAAAGGACTATTATGTCAAGATTATTAGATGAAATGGCTGAAGATTCAGCAATCGAGAGCAAAAAATCTCTCAGCACCGATAATGTAGGTCTCAAAACAATAGCTGAAATAGCTGAGAAAATTCGTCATAAAGAAGATGAAATACAATATGACGAAGATCAGCTTAAAAACAAAAAAGAAGAACTTCGTAGATTACAAAACGAAGAACTTCCATTGTTGATGCAAGAGATTGGTATCAAGAAGTTTGAACTTGAAGATGGCTCATCTGTAAATGTCAAAGAGATATACGCAGGAAGTATTTCTCAAGCAAACAAAGAAAAAGCTTTTAATTGGCTCAGACAAAATAAGTTTGATGACATTATCAAAAACACAGTTACTACAGCTTTTGGTAAGGGTGAGGACACTGCTGCTCAAAACTTTATGGATATAGCAGAACAAGCTGGTTACACGCCTGTTCAAAAAACAGAAGTACATCCACAAACTTTAAAAGCTTTTATTAAAGAAAGAGTTGAGGGTGGGGATGAGTTTCCCATGGAACTGTTCGGTGCTTATATTGGATATAAAGCAGAAATTAAAAAATCTAAAAAATAGGGAGAGTTATAATGAGTAAGAATTCACAAGTCGCTGAGAAGAAACAAACTGCCGTTGCAGTAATCGATGAAGCAATGTTTGAGCAAGACCAAGGTAAAGGTCTTGAAAATGTAGGAATGGAAGATTTAGCTTTACCGTTTCTTAAAGTGTTATCAAGACAAGACCCCTTGCTTGATGATTTAGAAAATGCAAAAGCTGGAGACATTTATAACACTGTCACTGGTGATATATTTAAAGGTAAGGAAGGTGTTAAGGTTATCCCATGTTCTTACCAAAGAAGATTGATTGAGTGGGCTCCAAGAGGTCAGGGTACAGGTGCTCCTGTTAATATCTTTGACCCAAGAGTAGATACTCCCCCAAAGACTGAAAGGTCTAAAGAAGACAATAGGGAGTATTTGACTGACGGTTCAGGGCACTACGTTGAGGATACTCACCAACACTATGTTGTAGCAATCAAGGATGATGGAACATCGTCCACGGCTCTTATTGCAATGAAGTCAACACAGTTGAAGAAGTCAAGAAAATGGAACTCTATGATTCAAAGTCGTGTTATGACTAAGAAAGATGGTTCTTCTTTTCAGCCACCCAGATTTGCTTATGTATATAATCTGAAAACTGTTTCAGAAGAGAACTCAAAAGGTTCTTGGCATGGTTGGGATATTTCTCTTGACTCACAAATTGAGAGTGCTAATCTGTATAATCAAGCTAAAGCATTTGCTGAATCTATTAACAAGGGTGAAGTTGAAGTTAAACACACTCGTGAAGAGGAATCTTCAGAAAAAGACGATAACGTACCGTTTTAGTTAGGTCAAAAGCCTAACTAGGGGGAGCACACTTCACTCCGATCTCACACGCTCCCCCACTTTATTTTATGAAAAGGTACGATTATGTCTGTTGAAAAGTTTAGTAGTATATTTGTAGGGCTAGATAAGGCATACGGTGTTTACAAGATTGAAAAAGCAAACACTAATGGAAAGCATGTCGGTAAGGCTACCCTTGTAAATAAGGAAAGAACAAAAAAAGTTTGGGAAGGACATTTGTCAGGCAAAGGCATGGCAATTGGAATCGTTCCAATCAACAAAGACAGCCAATGTAAATGGGGTTGCATCGATATTGATGAATACCCACTTGACCACAAAAAACTACTTGATAAGATTCGAGAGGTTGAACTACCACTTGTAATGTGTCGTTCAAAATCAGGTGGTGCTCATGTATTCTTGTTCTGTAAGGATTGGATGTCAGCTAAAGACATGCAAGACAAACTAAAATACATTGCAGCAAACCTTGGCTACGGTGGTTGTGAAATATTCCCCAAACAAATTACATTAAATTTAGAGAGAGGTGATGTAGGAAACTGGTTAAACCTACCTTACTTTGATGCCGAGGATGGTTTACGTTATGCTTTTTTAGATGATGGCTCGGCGGCAACAATAAACCAATTTTTTGAACTATATGATAAATATGTTCAAACCCCCGAACAAATTCAAGCAATTACTTTAGATAAACCTGAAGTATCTATACCACTTAAAGACGGACCACCGTGTTTACAAAGTTTATGTAAATCAAAAATAGGAGAAGGTGGTAGAAATAATGGTTTATTTAATCTTGGTGTTTACTTGCGTAAGGCAAAATCAGATACATGGGAAACAGATATTCAACGATACAATATGGATTATGTAGACCCACCACTACCTCTAAATGAGGTTAATCTCGTTGCTAAACAGCTAGAGAAAAAAGAATATGCTTACAAATGTAAGGATGCACCGATCAAGGATTACTGTAATCAAGACTTATGTCGAACAAGAAAATACGGTATAGACCCCGTGCTTTCAGGATCACGCATAGCGAATCTTCGTAAGTACAATTCTCAACCACCGATTTGGTTTTTAGATATTGATGGTAAACCACTAGAACTGGATACCGAAGCTTTGATGAGCCAGACGGCATTTCAAAAATGTTGTATCGATCAATTAAATTATATGCCACGATCTGTTGGTAAGCAAAGTTGGGAATCTCGAATAAACTTTTTGTTAAATGAGATGAACACCACCGAGGGTTCCGTTATTGAAGTAAGTCAAGACGCATCCGTGTCAGGTCAATTCTATGATTATTTAGAAGAGTTTTGCACTAGTTTTCAACAAGCTACTAATCGTGAAGAAATTCTATTGAAAAGACCTTATACTGATTCTGATGCAAATACGACATTTTTTAGGTTAAAAGACTTTGAAAACTTTCTAAGACAGAATAAGTTTTTTGAATATAAGTCACATAAGATTGCCCAAAGGTTAAGAGAAGCAAATGGCAAGGCTACTCAAATAAAAATAAAAAACAAGGCTGTTCGAGTGTGGGAACTCCCTGCATTTGGTAACAGAGATATAGTTATTGATACACCTGATTTAGGTGGAGATGAGAGTGAGGTTCCGTTTTAATGTTTAGGATATTTGGACCACCGGGTACAGGAAAAACATCGAGTTTACTTGATATGGTGGATAAAGCTTTAGCTAATGGTATGAATCCCCAGAAGATTGCGTTTCTAGCTTTTACTCGTAAGGCTGCAAATGAAGCAAAAGAAAGAGCATCTAAACGATTTGGGTTAGACCCAAAAGAAGATTTAATTTATTTTAGAACTCTTCACTCTTTAGCGTATAGGTCATTAAGTATTAAATCAGAACAGATTATGTCAAGAGGTCATTACGCTGATTTATCTTCGAAAGTCGGTATTGAATTGCAAGGTTCCGTACTATCAGAAAACGATGACACCCTTGGTTCTGTTGCAAGTGATCATCCTATTCTTGCTTTGATTAATTTAGCAAGATTAAAGAAGACCGATTTGAGAAAAGAATACAATCAATCTCAACTGCAACACACTTGGTTTGAAGTAGATTATGTTGCTAGAAGTTACCAGAAGTTCAAAGAAGTCAATGGTTTATTAGACTATACCGATATGTTGGAGATGTTTGTTAAGGAGAAAGACTCCTGTCCTGAATTTGATCTTTGCATGTTGGATGAAGCTCAAGATTTATCTCCAATGCAGTGGGATATTGCTCATAAGTTAGATGCTCACTCAAAGAAAATGTATTGTGCAGGAGATGATGACCAAGCTATTTATTTATGGGCAGGTGCTGATTACAATCATTTTATTCATCTTGATGGGGATGCAGAAGTTTTACAGCAATCTTACAGAATACCATACTCTGTTCATGGTTTGGCAGATAAAATTGTAAAAAGAATTTCAAATAGGTTTCCTAAAACATATTTACCACGACAGCAAAAAGGTAAGGTTGACCGAATCGTAGATATGTCCAATCTAGATATGTCTGACGGCTCTTGGCTCATTCTTACTCAAGCTAACTATATGATGAATCCGTTGGTAGATGAATTAAAAACAAAAGGTTTACTGTTTGAGAGAAACAATGCACGGTCTATTCCTGAAAAACTATCGATTGCTGTAAATGGTTGGGAGAGATTACGACACGGTAATACTGTTGATTTAAAGACAGCCGAGACAATCTATAGCTACATGACGGGAAATAATATTAAGATTGCTAGAGGGTGTAAGAAACTCAAGCCACTACCTGATAATCTTGATGAAGTCTTTACCTTTGACCTTTTAGTAAAACATCATGGGCTGTTGGCTAAACGAGAAGAGATATGGCATCAAGCGATGGATAGAATACCTGATGTTGATCGAGCCTATGTCACGGCACTATTGCGTTCAGGCGAGAAGTTTAATGCCAAACCTCGTATTAAGATGTCCACGATTCACGGGTCAAAAGGGGGTGAAGCAGATAATGTTGTGCTGTTTACCGATTTATCAACTGCAGCGATGCGACAGAATACAGATGATTTACATCGAGTGTTTTATGTTGGAGTCACTCGAACAAAAAAAAACTTATACCTAGTCGAGCCACAAGATGTTCATAAAGGATACATAATATGACAGAAGAAAAGAATAATAAATTACAGTTTGCAATATTTAATCCTGATTCGGAATGGGCTGTACCACACCATCTACCTGATTTATCTGATGCAAAAGAAATAGCAATTGACTTGGAGACAAGAGACCCTGACATTAAGACATTAGGTCCCGGGTGGGCTACTGAAAATGGAGAAGTTGTCGGGTATGCTATTGCTACCGAGGGTTGGAAAGGTTACATACCGACTGGTCATTTGGGTGGGGGTAATTTAGATAAACGTATTGTTTCCAAGTGGTTAAGAAAAGTGTTCGAATCCCAAGCAGATAAGATTATGCACAACGCACAATACGACCTTGGTTGGTTACTTTCTGAAGGATTTACCGTCAATGGACGCATCATAGATACCATGATAACAGCTAGTCTGTTAGATGAAAACAGATATAGTTACAGTCTAAATGCTTTAGCATATGATTATCTTGGAAAAACCAAGAGTGAAAAGACGTTAGTTGAAGCATCACAAAGCTTTGGGGTTGATCCAAAAGCAGAATTATGGAAACTACCGAGCATGTATGTCGGACCATATGCTGAAATGGATGCTGTGTTAGCCCTTGATTTATGGAAACATTTTCAAGTGTTGATGAACAGAGAAGACATTTGGACGATTTGGGAATTAGAAACATCTCTATTACCTTTACTAGTGCAAATGACAAAAAAGGGTATTCGAGTAAATTTAGATCAGGTTGAGCGATCCAAACAATTATTATTGAAAAAAGAAAAAGAATCAATGAAACAAATTAAAACATTGGTGGGTAGTGATGTAGAAATATGGGCATCTCAATCGATTGCTAAAGCGTTTGATAAATTAAACCTACCGTACCCAAAGACAGAGAAAGGTTCACCAAGTTTTACCAAGTCGTTTTTAAGTGAACACTCACATCAATTACCTAAACTTATTCTACAAGCACGAAACTACAATAAGACACAAGGTACATTTATTGGCTCGATATTAAAGTATGTATCTAAAGATGGTCGTATTCATGGGCATATTAACCAACTGCGTTCAGAAGCAGGGGGTACTGTGTCAGGTAGAATCTCTATGAATAACCCTAATTTACAACAAATTCCAGCTCGTGACCCTGAATTGGGTCCGATGATACGAGGACTGTTTTTACCTGAAGAGGGAGAAGAATGGGCGAGTATTGACTTTTCTCAACAAGAACCACGCATCTTGGTGCATTATGCTAAGACGGTCGGTAATTACAGAAGAATTGAATTAAGAGGGGTAGAAGAGTTTGTAGATGCTTACAATACTGATCCCAATATGGACTTTCATACAATGGTTGCTGAAATGGCAGACATACCTCGTAAACAAGCTAAAGTCATCAATTTAGCAATGATGTATGGAATGGGAGTGACAAAACTTTCTCAACAGCTAGATATATCTATTGATGAAGCGAAAGCACTTACCAAGCAATATCATGCACGAGTGCCTTTTGTTAAGCAATTGATGGATAGTGTTAGCCAACGGCTCAATGATCCTCGCAGTAATGGGTCTATCCGTTCCTTAAAAGGTAGAAAGTGCCGATTTGATTTATGGGAACCTGATAGTTTTCAAGCACATAAAGCTATGCCACGAGATCAAGCACTCGTTGAATACGGCTCAACTACACGATTAAAACGAGCCTATACTTATAAAGCCTTGAATCGACTTATTCAGGCATCTGCAGCCGATCAGACAAAACAAAGTATGGTGAATCTGTATAAAGAGGGCATCATTCCGTTGTTGCAAGTTCACGATGAATTAGCCTTTTCGGTAAAAAGTAAAGAACAAGCCCAAGTTTATGCAGACATTATGATTAATGCTGTAAAACTTGAAGTGCCAAACAAGGTTGACATTGAAATGGGCGAGAATTGGGGTAATTGTAAGGAAATCAGTTGAATCTTTACATTTAATTGTATATAATCTAATATATTCTAATAAGGAGAATTGCTTTATGAGTATTGTTAAAACATTAGCTGAAAGACAAGAAGAGATAAACGGTGAAGTAAGGAATGTTATCTTTAATAAAGTAGGAAGTTTGGACTGTAAATGGGAAGAATATGATCCATCTAACACAAAACACACCGAACAAAATGGAACGGTGTTTGATATTAATCTCAAAAAAGAAGATAGTATGAAGATTTTTGTCTATTCTAGTGGATCATGCGAAGTGTGTGAAGAAGAGTTTAGCGAATCTTTTTTACCTGATTGTAATTGCAGAAAATGGATGGATAAGCTAGGTATAGACGATGTTTCTGATTTTTTGCACTACGAAGCTAAAATGGAAAGTTGGAGAGATTAAAATGGACACTACAAAATGGAAATCAGTTTTATTACCACGAGATTTGTACGCAGAAGTGAAAACTGCGTCACGCATCGAGGGTCGCACTTTATCTGGTCAATTACGGCTGATTATAGAAACTTGGAAAGCACAAAACTTATCTAAAAAAGATGTCATCATGCTACAAGAAGAAACTGATGCTTATAATAAAAAGGTTTTAGCAGAACAAAAAAGAAGAGAGGATAAAAAAACACTTGATCGAATAGACAAGATGTTAGAAAAGGGGTAGACTGAAAGTATACATTTTTTCATTTACTCCAATCTCTCTCGACAAGGAGAACCTTACCCCTCTTCGGAGGGGTTTTTTAATATTCTACAAACTGTCGTTGTCTGCTTGGTTTAAATAATCGACCGTATTGTCTTTTCCAACAGTTAGAACACCACCCTCGTTGTTTTTGTTTCACAGACATAATATCTGTTTGCCTTATTTTTCTTTTACATTTCTTACAATTTTTTTCTCCAAAAGTATTATCTAAAATACGGTTAATCTCTTTCTTATCTAATTGAAAAAGGATTGGAAATTTATTGTAATTTACCTTTGGTATTAATTTGCTTTTCATTATTATACTCCTTGTTGACATATGTTACTTTATACAATAATATAGTAACATAAGATATGGTTGACGAAAAGGGTTTGCATCTGTAAATTGGACAAACCGACTAAAAAAGGAGAATGAATATGAATACAATGACAAAAGAACAAGCAAACAAAGAAATTGACGCAATCTACGAAAGGTTGTTTGATCCTCAAACTAGTGCTACCATGGATAAAGAAACACAAAATACATTATATAAATTATTAAAAATAATAGATGACAAATGAACACTTAATGGAAATGGTGGGTCATATTTTAAAAAAATTACCTACCGAGTTTAAAACCATATCTTCTGAAGAAAAAATTTTGGCTCTTTTAACAATCGCTTTAGCTATTATGAGTGATGAGAAAGAAATAACTTTTGAACCTTACTTTGAAGAGGAAGACGACACATGCGACCAAAAACATTAGACATACCTTTATATGCTAGAAAACCAAATTGGTTTCGTAGATTAAAAACTAGAATTAGACAAAAACAAATGGAAGAACAAAACGGTTGGCATACACCTGATTTTGTAGACGAGTTAGTTCGACATTGTGCAAACTTTGCCTTTTTGTTTTTAGGATTGTTTACCATCTTTATGATAATTGCTTTTATTGTTGGGTTTTAATGGGAGCATCAAACAAATGTTGGTATTGTACATTTGGAGATGGTTTACCTGATGGTAAAGTTGTTTGTTACCTATCTGGTAGTTATACCGAACAAGACTGTTTGATGTTTCAACCTAAACCTAAATTATTACATGAAGAAATGAAAAAATGTAGAAAAGGTGTAAAAACAAATTTGTTTTCAAAAGACGAAATTATAATGCGTCCAAAAGATTATTTTGATACAATTGATGGAGATGAAACTTAAATATTCTACATATTTAATTGAATGGGACGATGCAATGGCTGATGCGTCTTGGGAAATTTTGAGAGAAGAGGATATTAAAGATTCAAAATGTTACACCATAGGTTTTTTAATCGGAGAAACAGAAAAACATATAGTAATTGCATCTACCTATGATGAAGAAACTGAGCATACTAATGCACGGTTACAGATTCCAAAAGGTATGATTACGAAACAAATTAAGGTTGATTTACCTGAAGAAGAAGTAGAGAAAAAACATAATTTATTATTGAGAGAAGAGTAAATGACAGATTTTTTTAAACAAAGTATTGAGCAATCACAAAAATTGCTTACTGCAATGCAAAAAGATTTTAACGAAACGGTGACTTTTCATAATGAAATGTACACTAATTTAATGAAAAAGCTTGATGAAAGAGATAAGTTAATCGAATCGTTAAGATCAGAGATTGGTAAAACAAAAGATAAAAATAAAGAATTAGCTAGTAATCAATGCCAATGTCCGTAGATAAAGCTAAAATGCAAACGTATCATACTTACTTGAATATGCGTCAAGATGCAAGAGATTTATCTGACCGATTAGAAGAATTAAAAAAAATTAACGTAGAAAAAGCTGAACGAATAAAAGAAGAAAACTTGAAAAGAGCAATCAGCGAGGAGAGAGTAGATGTATGGGCATAAAAGTCAACAAAATACAAATCGGTGGTAATCACTACAAAGACTTACCAATTCAAACATGGGATTATATTTGGTCAAACAAGATAGGATATTTTGAAGGTAATGTCATTAAATATGTTTCACGGTGGCAACAAAAAGGTGGAATATCTGATCTGGAAAAAGCAAAACATTATTTAGAAAAATTAATTGAGTTAAATTCTAAATAATGATTTATTATATTCATGTTAATCAATTAAAGATTCGACAAAACAATAAACTCATACGAGAGGGTCGAGAAGATGAGATCATGCCACCCATTACAATAAAAAAAGGTAAAAATACAACAATCGCTAATTGTTTTGAAATAGAATTCGTTGAAAGAACAAAACTAGTGTATCATTTCAAAGGTGGTAAAATACTGCCTTGTGGTGCTAGACTTGTAGCGATGACTCATGTAATGCCAAAAATATTACGATGACACGAAAAGACCGATTTAAGAAATGGATTCGCCATACTGCCGTTTGGATATTTGCTTGTTTGCCTACGGCTTTTTTGTGGATTTATGTCCTCGCAACGATTCAGATATATACTTCCTAGCATCATCTAATACTTGTGTGTTATCACGAAACAAACCTAGTGCCAAGTTACAAGCATTACATAATAACCCTCTAACTTTCCCCGATTCGTGATCGTGATCAATTCGCAAATTGTCTGCTTTTTTAAGACATATTTTGCATCTAAAATTTTGTAAAACGAGTAGTTCAACATATTGTTCTTTCGTAATTCCATATCGTTTTAACCGTTTTCTTAATAAATAATCTTTATACCATTGCTTACCAACGGCTCTATATTTACGATTAAGCTTATTGTGTTTTTCTTTATTTTTCTTTTTATACCGATTAGTTTTTTTTCTAACTCTTTGTGAGTTTTCTGATACGTTATACCATCTTCTTTGTCTTGCATTAGTACAAGTATGACACGTTTTTCGATGTGTTCCTCTATCTGTGCGAAAAGTAAAATCAGCAATGTTTTTTACTTCACCACACTTACTGCATTTTTGTTTTTCCATTTTCTTTTACCACGAACCACGGGTCTTTTCAACCATTTTACCTTTAAACGATCGGTAAATAAAGGGGTTGACACATTTGATAAAGTCGCATACAATTCTTATACAAAGTGCAAAAAAGGGCTTAAATAATTACGTCTGACGGAATTATCGCATATGAAGTAATAGTAGAGTATACCCCTAAAATAGGGGTTTTTTGAGAAAAAAGGAGTGAAAATGCTAGGAAATGTTTTAAGTTTATTTGATGGAATTTCTGGTGGTCAAGTGGCTTTAGACCGACTAGGTATTAAATATGAAAACTATTATGCAAGTGAGATTGACAAATATGCTATTCAAATCACACAAAAAAATTATCCCAAAACAATACAAATTGGTGATGTAACCAAAGTTAAAGCAAGTGACTTACCAAAGATAGATTTACTAATGGGTGGCTCACCGTGTCAAGGATTCTCAATTGCTAACCAAAATCGTAAAAATTTAGTATTTAATGAGTACGGTGTGTGTAGTGATGAAAGAAGTAAACTTTTCTTTGAATTTGTCCGATTGTTAAAAGAAAAAAAACCAAGGTGGTGGTTTCTAGAAAATGTTCGCATGAAGAAAGAACATATGGAGATTGTCAACAAAGTATTATCTGATGCTGTTGGTTATGAAGTAGAACCTTACCTTGTAAATTCAAGTGTACGAAGTGGGCAAAATCGTTTGCGATACTATTGGACAAACATTCCATTTGAGAATAATCTAGAGGATTGGGGTATCAAATTAAAAGACATACTAGAACCTATACCGTTTAGTAAAGATTACCCAAACTACTTAAGATTACCGATTGTTAGAAAAAAAACTGGTGTAAGTAAAAAAACAAGAGGTGAGATGGTGCGATCTATTGATGACGAAAAATCACTCACGGTCAATGCGACAATATGGAAAGGTCAAAAAAGTAGTTATGTTAAAGCACAAGAGGTAAACCCATTTCAAGAAATAAAAGAAAATTGGAATCCAAAAGAAACTAAAAATTATGTCCAATGGGATAGTAGTGGTAAAGGTCATAAATCTCAAGACCAAAGAGCATATTTAGAAGATTCAAAACACGGTACAATTCCTAGTTCAAATACATCATCAAAGGTTAAAGTTGCGTTTCGACCATGCGAACCAAGAGAGATAAAAAAAGATAGTCTGTGCCATCATGTTGCTGATGCTACTGATATAAAAGGTAATCAAGCCATCAAACGAGTGTATGGTGGTGAGGGTAAATCACCTACCCTTACAACAATGGGGGGTGGTCATCGTGAACCCAAAGTATTAGTTCCACCAAAAGAACATACCGTAATTGATAACAATTGGTATTATCGTAAACTGACACCAACAGAATGTGAGAGGTTACAAACATTTGATGATGGCTACACTTCTGGATTATCAAATACTAGACGCTTCCAATGTTTGGGAAATTCATGGACTGTCGCAGTTATCATGGAATTTTTTAAAAATATTCGTTAACTAATAGGAGAAAACTATGCCTTATAAACCAAAATATGAAAATGTAATGAAAAATAAATTTATTGAAATTCAAACTGTGCAAGACAACAATCATGTGCATTGTTCGGTTTACATTATTAAAGAAAATGGCGAAAAGGAATATCTAAAAGACTTTTCGACCGTTAACCATTTATTTAAATCACCAAAAGGTAATTCAACAGAAGAACGAGAGGAATATCTTATGGACGGTGGGGAATTATAAATATTTAAATTTTTCGCTTGACATTATGTATTAGTATGCGATAAGGTGGGAGTAATTAATTTTATTGGAGTGAAATTATGAAAAATGATAAAAAAAGATTCTCTGTACATTTGCTTGATGGTTATGTAGTTGTTGACAAAGACGAATTAAAATCAGTTGATCTTAACCATTTCAGTTGGGATAACGGTTATTCAGCTACGCATTATAACCAAGTAGATCGGCTAGATGTGGGTGATATGTTGCATGTGATAGAAAACATTGTTATCACCGAGCGAACAAAAGAAAACAACCATAAGCTAGTTAAGAAAAAGGTCAAAGACCAATTAATTAAAAAACAAGCCATAATTAGAATTTATTAAGGAGTGAGTATGAGATATTATTGGGTAACAGTAGACTTTGAATTAATGGGTAACGATTATTCTGATCGTTTTCTGCTTAAGCATGACACAACAATCAGTAAAGAAGATGCACTTGAGCGATATGTTTTAGAGTGTGTTGACGAAGATGCTATTTGTGAAAATGGTATGTGGATAACTGATAAAGGTAACACTCGTGACTATTCATTTACCGAAGTGCCCTTCGAAGATGCTTTGATCATGGAAAAATACACCAATTCATTAACTTTTGATGGGGTGCAAGATGAAGTTTAAATATCAAAACCAAAAACTAAAGTTCACCATCAAGATTGTCAATCAAGACAATGAGGAATGGCACTTTAATGATAAGGGCAGAACCAATCGTGAAGAACAAATCACGGTTCTTAAGCAGTTAATTAAACAGATGGAGAATGAGAATGAGTGAAGATTTTGAAAAAGAAGATTTAGAGGATATGAAGTATATTGACGATAGCACTATGATTAGTGTGTTTGATATTAGAGATGCTCTAAATACAGCTAGTTTAGGATTAAGTTTCAATCAAAAGCAGAGCATATTTTATACTTTAAATGAGTGGAAAGAAAACGAAATGGAGTGTGAGTAATGTTCAATGAGCTTGACCGATTGAGTAATCAGTTTTTTAAGGATAGTGAGGATTTTATAAATAAAATGAAAAAAAGGAGTGCGTTCATGCAGTTTGTATTAGTGTATCAAGATGAAGATAGGTGTAAAACTTGTTTTCTAGATTATGACAATTTAGTCGAGAAAGTAAAAAAATTGGGCTTATCTAAAAAACGGTGGACATATTACCACCGAGCATATAACCAAAAATTTGAAGATGTCATGGATAACATGACTATTGAATATACACCGTTTCAGCAAGAAAGTTTAACAGCTTTTACTGATGGTGCGAAGATTTTTAGAATTACATAGGGAGTGAATATGAAAAAAGAAGATAAAATTATTGGTTATCTTGACAGAGCATCTATATTATTAAAACAAATAGGTGATAAGGAATATCAAGATAAAGTTAATAATATTTTAAATCGTTTTTTATTAAAATGTTTAGATAAAAAATAGGGGGTGAGATATGAAAACAAAAGATATTGCATTGTTTAATGAAACATTAATTTTAAATATTGCAAGTGATAAATCATTTAAAGATAAGATTAAGCAATCGATAAATCAGATGGTCGAAGATAGACCTAAAGATTATAGAAAAGTTGATCTTGATATTAAACTTGAAGTGCCAATAGACACGGTGCTTGATCCTAATTCAAAAGAGTTTATTGATCGGTTGAAGGTAGAGTGTTCACGGCTCTTGGGTCAATTAATAAAAGATGGGGAATTGTCAGTTAACTATCAAATACAAAATAAGTTTAGTGATTTAAAAATCGGTAAGTTTAAGTATGATGGGAGTTTCACTTTGGATGGTCACTTATATAGTAACCATTTTGAAAAAATAAAAAAATAAAAAAAGTGAAAAAAATGGCGATACTGACGGTACTAATGGTACTTACGCATAAATAGGGCATTTCATAGTACCACTAGGTATGCACTAGCATACGTTAGTTAGAGTTGTTTTGATAGCAATATCCCTATAAACGATTTTTGAAAATTAATTTTTTATTATTTATATATTTGTAAATGGTTACTATAGAAAGAGAGGTTTTATGTTTTGGTTACTTGAAAAGTTTTTAAGATGGTTTTATACAATGCCATTAGATGATAAAGATTTATTGAAAGATGATAAAGAAATAAAAAAATTAAAAAATCGGTTGACTGATATATAATTTTATGAGAGTATATATTTATCTTTTAATTAATCGGAGAAAAAAGTGGACTTAATTACTACACGTTCAAATAAATTTATTGATTTAAATGACATCAACACTAAATATCAATACAAGGTTAAAACACCGTCAATATTTAATACTATGCCAAAAAGTAACACTAGTGATAGATATCAGCCATTTAACACGTTACAAGCTATAAATGTATTAGCAGATTATGGTTATATGCCAACACAAATTAAGCAGAAATATAGCTTAAAAAATGCTAGTGAAAATGATCCATTTCAGCAACACGTTGTAAGATTTGCTAATAAAGATCAAGACTTACTAGCACCCGAATATCATGAGATTATTTTATATAACAGTTTTGACGGTGAAAGTAGTTTAAAACTATTTAACGGTTATTTTAGATTGATCTGTACCAATGGAATAGTGAGTGGAAACGGTGAGCAAGATATCGTAAAGCATTTTAAAAACAATCTTGAAATGTTCGAACAGTTAATCAAAAATACTATCTCATCAATTCAAAAAACTAACGAAATTATTGACCGATTAAAAAATACAAGTTTTGATGATGACCAGATTTTTGATTTATCAAAAAATATTTTATCAAATCGATGGGAATATGTAGAAAATGAAAAATTCGAACGTGACGAATTTACAAATGAATTGATTGAAAAAGCATACTTTGATGATGTAACAATAAAAGCATTAAATAAGCCAAGACGATCCGAAGACGTTGGCAATTCTGCATGGTTACAATTTAACCGTATCCAAGAGAATATGACAAAACCACTTCCAATTAAATCAGTTGGTAAAGCTAAAATTGTTAATAATAGAAATTCAAAAGAAATGAATTCTATTAATGACGATAGAAAGCTTAATTTGAAATTATGGGATAATGTAGCCGAATTGGTTACAGTTTAAAAAAAATAACTTAATTAATCGGTATATTCTTTTTTAGGATGTACCGATTTTTTAATTGCATTGTATACGAATGTATGCAATAATTAAATTTTATTAACCAATTGAGATCGGAAAAAAATGACTATTTTATTATTTTTAAGTTTTATTTTTATAATAACTATGCCGTTAATATGGCTATTAATTATTAAATAATTGGAGGAAATATGGATAATCAAAAAAGGTTTATAAAGTGCATCATGGGTAATCTATTATATGGAAATTCTAAAATATCAATTGATAGACTTATAAATATACATTCTAATAATAAATTATATTTTAAATCTTTATTATCTGATGATGAAATAATCGAACTTGATAACATAATCCAAAATATATCAAATTTATATAATTATCATAATAAACATAATGAAAAATTGACTTTATATTATTATGATATTCGAAATTGTTATATTTTAAATTATAAAGACAATAAAAGAGATTTTAATATATTCGATAATCAAAAAAATCTATTAAATATTATT